ACAACTTTAACAGCTACAAATACAGTATCTACAAATATAACAGCTTCAGGCACTAATATACTATCAGGTTTAACTTACCCGACAAGTGATGGTTCAAGTGGTCAAGCTCTTGTAACAGATGGTTCAGGTGGACTAACATTTAGTTCTATATCAGCTGGTGGAAATGCATTTGGTAGAATATCAGTATCAGGACAAACTAATGTCGATGCAGATTCTAATAGTGATACCCTTACACTTGTTGCTGGTTCTAATATTAGTATTACTACTGCAGCAGGTTCAGATTCAGTTACAATTAACTCCACAGCAAGTGGTTCGGCTTTAACAATACAAGAAGAAGGTTCGTCCTTATCAACAGCAGGTTCAACATTAAACTTTGTTGGTTCTGGAGTTACAGCAACAGGTTCTGGTACTACTAAAACAATTACAATTCCTGGAACAGGTACAGTATCAGAAGCATTTAAAACAATTGCAGTTTCAGGTCAAGGCAGTGTCGTTGCAGATACAGCTACTGATACTCTTACTCTTGTAGGCGGGTCTAACATGACTCTGACTACAAACGCTAGTGGAGACACAATTACATTTGCTTCATCAGGAAGTGGCGGCGCTGCTGGTCAAAGCGCATTATATAAAGAATATGTATACACACCAGGAAGTACTACGACAACCTTTAGTGGCAATGATGCAAACGGTGCGACGCTGTCGTACACGGTTGGCTATTTAAGTGTTTATTTAAATGGTGTGTTATTAAAACCTACCACTGACTATACAGCTTCTAATGGAAGTTCTGTAGTATTAGCTAATGCAATAGGAAGTGGTGATGTATTACAAATTGCTACATTCGTACAAATAGTAGGCTCTGGAGATTCAGCATTAACTACAGTTACATATAGTGGTTCTGGTACTATAACACTCAGTGCTAATCCAAATCATGAAAATAATACACAACTTTACATAGATGGTGTTTATCAAAATAAAGATGCTTATTCAATAAGTGGAACAACACTTACATTTGGAACAGTTCCACCAGCTGGAGCAATAGTTGAGATTGTTATTGGAAGCAGAAATGTAACTGTTGATGATGTACAAGGATTAACAGTCAATGGGGACGCATCAATAACAGGTGATTTAACCGTTGATACAAATACATTGCATGTCGATTCTGCAAATAATAAAGTCGGAATTGGAACTGCTTCACCTGCAGTTAGTTTAGATGTTGGTTCTAAGACAGACGCATTAAGAGTTCCAAATGGTACAACAGGCCAAAGACCAACCTCTGCTACAGGACAATTAAGATATAATACAACCACTTCAGAATTTGAAGGATACGCAAATAGTGCATGGGGTAAAATAGGTGGTGGAGATTCATTTGGAACCATCGGTGTTTCAGGACAATCCAATGTTGTTGCAGACCAAGAAAATGATACATTAACAATGTCAGGTGGCACTGGTATTACTATTACTACTAATGCTGGTGGTGATGAAATTATATTTACAAACTCCGCAGCAGGAGCTAATGCATTTGGTAATATTGTAGTAGCTGGCCAGACAACATTAGCAGCTGATAGTACAAATGATAGTCTTACAATAGTAGGAGCAGGTGGTATTACTGCCACAACAACTGCAGGTACAGATACACTTACATTAACTGGTCAAACATCAATTAATCCATATACTCATAATTTCTTTACAGCTTCTGGAACCGGTTCAGCTTTATTAACCTATACCTTAAGTGTCACACCACCAAGTGAAGATAATTTAATCGTATTTGTCGAAGGTGTATATCAAAATAAAAATTCATATGCATTAAGTGGTACAACACTTACTTTAGATTCTGGTATTCTTTCAGGTCAAGAAGTTGTTGTTCATATAATTCAAAATGGTGTTGTAGGCGCTGGACATATTGTTGATGAATTTACTGGAAATGGTAGCACAGCAGCTTATACATTATCAGTCACGCCTTTAAATGAAAATAATACTTTTGTATATTTAGATGGTGTGTATCAAGAAAAATCAACATATAGTGTAAGTGGTAACACATTAACATTCCCGAGTAATATTACCACTGGCCACAGTATAGAAGTTGTAACACCACAAGTTTCACAAATAAATCAACCAGCAGCTGGTTCAATTGATAATGTTAATATGTTTAGTGGCTTACAAGCTTCAGAGATAGCATCAGTCACATTAAATTCATCAAGTCAACAAACATTATTAACACACAGTGCTAGTACATATAGGTCAGTTAAATATAATGTACAAATTACTCAAGGCAGTAATTATCATACCACTGAAATAAATGTTTTACATGATGGTAGCACAGCTTATATAACAGAATATGGAACAATTTTTAGTGGTTCTTCTTTAGCAACATTTGATGCTACAATTACGAGTGGTAATTTATTATTACAAGTAACTATGGGAAGTGCAGCTTCAGCAACAATTAAGGTAGTTTCAACGGCAATACCTGTATAAATAGAATAATAAGATATTAAACGATGGAGAGTGAAATCGTATCATGGCAAATAAAAATTTCGAAATAAAAAATGGTTTAACAGTAGCAGGTACAGAACGTATCACATCTGCTGGTGTCGTTACTGGAACGACAGCAACTCAATCTGCTTCAGACAACACAACTAAATTAGCCTCAACAGCTTATGTAACTACTGCACTGGCAAACTTATCTGATTCAGCACCAAGTACACTCAACACCTTAAATGAATTAGCCGCGGCTTTAGGCGATGATGCAAATTATGCAACAACAACGACTAATGCAATCGCAGCAAAACTACCACTCGCTGGTGGAACATTAACGGGCAACTTGTTAATTGGAACTACTGACGCTGGTTATCCTTCTTATGGAGATGAATTGACTATTGGCGCTGCCAGTGGAAACAATGGCATGACTCTTAGAAGTGGTACATCAAACTATGGTACTTTCTATTTTTCTGATGCTACTGGAAATGGTGCAGGAACTTACGCAGGAAAACTTCAATATAATCATGCTAATAACTCCATGGTACTCGCAACAAATAGTTTAGATAGATTAACTATTGATAGCGCTGGCCAAGTTGGAATTGGAACTACTTCGCCTGCAGCTAAATTAGATGTAAGTGGAGTTTTTCAGTTTTTTGATGACACTACTCCTGAAATAAAAATAATAGATTCAGACGACAGTAATTATGCTTTATTAAGTTATTCAGATGGAACTATTAATTTAAGCTCTAATCATGGTAATGAAAGCGGTGGTGCTAATGTAATAAAACTTTCTACTGGTGGAACAGAAAGAGTGCGTATTGATAGTGGAGGTAATGTACTTATAAAAGGAGTTGGTTATTTAGATTTAGAAGAAGGATTTAGAATTAGAAGTGCATCAGGACAAACGGGAACTATAGGATTCAATAGAGATCCAGCCGGTGGAGGACATCTTGGACAAAGTGGACTAGCTAGATACCAAGTCAATGGACCTTTTAGTGGTAGTGATTTTCTAGATTTTCAAAATTATAACAGTAGTGGTACTTATACGGGAGGATTTAGAGTACAAGAAGGTTCAATAAGAGCATATCCTCAAGGAGTATCTATTCCAAGTTATTCATTTACTAACGATACTAATACTGGTATGACGAGACCAACAGGTGATACCCTACAATTAGTTACTGGCGGAGTAGAACGTATAAGAATTACTTCTGCTGGAGGTATTGGTATAGGAACTGCGACTCCAGTTGAAAAACTAGATGTAGCCGGCTCTGGAGGTATTTCTGTAAATAATAATTATGCTCATATGGGAAGCACTGTTTCTGGTGCAATGGCTATTTTTGGTCATAATATTAAAAGTGATTCAGGAACTAATATAATTAAAAGTGCTAATAATGGTTATCATAGTAGTATGATAAAAATGTATTATAACGAAGGTATTACATTCCACTCAACAACAGGAACTCAATCAGCAGGAGCCGATTTCTATAATATATCTGGTACTACTAACGAGCTTATGCGTATTAATAATAACGGCAACGTGGCAATAGGTCAAAGTTTTTATACTGCTGCAGCTAATTTACATGTTGAAGATACTTCTGATTCAATGGTACTTATTTACGAAACAGGAACTGCACCATATACTGCGACTTTAAAACTAGCGTCTCAATCAATGACTAATTTTGGGTCCAATGTACAATATACTTCAGACGCTGAAACACTTACTATAGAAAACTACGGTAGAAGTATCCAACCAACACACACTGCTGGAAGTATTCGTTTCAGAACTAAAGTAGGTAATAGTAGCATGACTGAAGTAATGAGACTTCAAGGTCATAGCGGCCAAGTTACTACACCACAAAATCAAGCATTCCGAGCTCGTGCAACAACAGGACAAGTTTTAGCTAGTGGGTGGAAAAAAGTAGGATATGACAGTTTAATTCAATCGAGAGGAGCTGGTAATGGAGGATATAGTACTTCAAACTCTAGATTTACAGCTCTTGTTGATGGTTGGTATCAGTTTAACGCTCAATGGACAGCAAATGCTAATAGCGATAATGATGGAACTTTTTCAATATTTATAAATGGTAGTACATCTGATTTAGCAGGTAGTGTTTCTATGACAGATACTGGTAGTTATCATGGTCATGTAGTTTCAGGTTGTTGTTATTTAGCAGCAACTCATTATGTTGAGGCTTGGAGATATTCTTCAGTAGAAACAACAACAAGAACTTCCAACCCTTATGGTGGTTGGTTCAGTGGATATTTAATAGGATAAGAAATGGCATTAACAAAAGTAAAAGGACATATAATAGCTGATGATTTAGCACTCGGCGGTAATCCGACAACGAGTACTCAAAGCACAGGTAATAATACAACCCGACTAGCAACAACAGCATTCGTACAAACAGAATTAGCGGCTTTAGCCGACTCTGCTCCAGCTGCATTAAATACACTTAATGAATTAGCTGCGGCAATGGGAGATGATGCTAGTTTCTCAACAACAGTCACAAATAGTATTGCAACAAAAGCGCCATTAGCTAGTCCTACTTTAACTGGTAATCCAAAAATAAATGTAGGTACAAATAAGAATATTATTTTTAGTGGTGGTATAGGAGAAATAGGAAGTGTACCAGGTTTTCAAGCCATAAATGACGCAGGAAGTGCTAACACAGACTTTGGTATAAGAGCAACATCAATTAGATTAGCTACAGGTTCAGCAGAAAGAATGCGTATTGATTCTTCAGGAGAGGTTTTTGTAGGAAAAACTTCATCTTCTAACACAACAAAAGGTTTTACTGTAGACCAAGATGGTCTTATACAAAGTACAAAAACAGGTAGTGGTGGACAATGTGTATTTTTAAATAGACAAGCTTCAGATGGAATTCATATATTATTTAGAAAGGCAAATAGTACAGTCGGAAGTATTGGTGTTGTTGGTGGTAATAATTTATATATTAATGGAGACACAGTTGGTTTAGGAATTGGAGACGATAATCTATATCCAACTAATGCAGCTGGAGCTTCAACAAATGGTGCTTTAGATATAGGTGATTCAAGTGCAAAATTTAGAAACCTTCATCTCTCAGGTATAGCTTATATTGCCGACAAAGTAGGTATCGGAACTGGAAGTCCTAATGACATATTACATGTTTCAACAGCAGGTGCTGCAACAAGAGTAAGAATTGGAAATAACGGTTCTCATGATGCTTCTATTTATTTTAATACAGCTACGGATTGGTCTATAGGTACAGATACTTCTAATTCAAATGCGTTATCCATAGATAATAATTCTAGTGTTGGTGGTGCAGCTAAAATGACTATTGGAACAAACGGCTTAACTAATATTGATGCTAGTACAGGTTCATCAGTAGGTAATTTAAGAGTTAATGGCACAAGTGGTCATTCATATATAGGTGCTAACAGAGCTTCTGCAGGACAAGGAGAAGTTGGTTTTTCATTGAATACTGGCGGCAGCACTGTTTGGTGGAATTATCTTTCAGCCAATGATAATACTCTTAAGTGGTATTCGGATAGTGGTAATAAATTAACCTTAACTCAAGCTGGTAATTTAACTGCAGTTGGTACTATAAACGCTCTAACTTTAGGAGCAAGTGGTATATCAGGTAATTCAGGTAATAACTTTGCTTTAAATACTCCTCATTCATTAAGAATAAATATTGACTCTGATAATAATGCAACTGACCAAGATTTTATTATTGGTCATAACCAAACAGCTGTAAATCAAAGTAATATATTATTTAAAGTTCAAGAAAACGGTAAAGTTGGAATGGGTATAACACCAAGTGAAAAACTTCACACATATGTAGCTTCTGGTAGTAATGAATTTAGAAATCAATTAGGTAGTAATAGTGTATATATGAGACATGGTGTTAATCGAAACTCACCGCAGGGTGTGAATGTTTTTGATATATTAGCATCTCAAAATCAAGATATTGTTATAGGAACAAGTAATGCGTTTCTTATTGGTGATGGTGGAGCAATGAATAGCGAATCAAGCAATCGTTTAAGAGTAGATTCAACCGGGGTTACAATAGGAGAAGTATTACCAACACTAACCACAACAAATGAAAGTGTACAAAGAAGATTATGGGTAAGAGGACAAGGAGTATTCCATAGTCAAGACCAAGGCACATTACTTCCAAGAGCTAGAACATCTGCAATAAATATTGGACCTAGTGCTACAAGAGGAACCACTGCTAATTCAGGTACAGCAGCTTATAATGCTACAACTCCAACAGGACATGTACATGGTGGTATTGCTTGGGACCATTTAATGAACTATAGCAGTTATGGAAATATAGGCTACAATTCCAAACCACATGGCTGGTTAGGAATGGAGATGCATTCAACTCCAGGTCACGAACTAAGTAATATGATTATGTGTACTAGAGAAGGTGTTGCTTCTACCTCTGAGCCATTGGTAGCACAAAGATGGTACGCAACTGGAGAAATAACAACTCCAAGAAATCCAGCTTTCCATGCCTATGGAACGGGTTTAGCTAATCAAGGAACTGAAGGAAACCATGGAAGTTGGGTTGAAAGCTTTGATAGAAGTGGAGATTATGTAGGGGGAACAACCAATGTATTTACAGCTCCAGTAGATGGAGTATATGCATTTTATGCACACGCTAACTTCAATACAGCTACTAGTACTCCATATTACTTTAGAGCGTTTAAAAATGCTGGTGGAATAGGAATTTTTTATGGTTCTGGTGCAAATCAGAGTTGGGACCATATTTCTGCATTTATAACAGTAGTACTCGACAAAAGCGATACTTTTGAATGGTATTATAGAGGCGACCCCGATGAAGGAGCTGAATGGGCTCAATGCGGCGGATATTTAATAGGATAATAGGAGAAAAATTATGGCAACATATACAATAACAACAACTGATGCTGATGAAATCTGTATGAAAACTGATATTATGTCAGTCGAAGACTGGATTAACGCAGCAGTATTAGGCAAAGTAGGTAGTACTAAAAAAAGACTACTTAATAAATACATGCAACATTGTTCTGCAAATGAGATACAAATGAAAGTAACTCAAGCTGAACAAATAGCACATGCAAGAACGTTGGGTATAGCTGAATTTGTATCAGAAATAGATGCATCAATAGATAAATAGGTTTAGTAACAGGATAAAATAGGTATAAATAGACTATATGGCATATTCAAAAAATAGAAGATTAGCAGAAATTGTATCAGATACTTCAGGTAATTTATCTGTTGAAGGTCTTATAGTACCTACACAAAGTAGTTCAGACAATGATACCTCTGCAGCCTCAACAGCATTTGTTCATACACATATTGATGCAGTATTAGATAGCGCTCCTGGAACATTAAATACACTTAATGAAATTGCAGCAGCTCTTAACGATGACGCAAACTTTAATACAACAGTAACAAATGCAATCGCAGCAAAGTTACCTCTAGCAGGTGGAACATTATCGGGCAATCTAGGTATTGGTGCATCACCAGGAGCTCCACTTCACATTACTCATGGAACTCCTTCTATTAAATTTACAGATAGTAGTTCTTCAGCTAATTATAGTATGACTCTTGATGGAGTCACAGTAAATAATACAAATGCAGGAACAAATGGTAGCATTGCTTTCCACACACATAATGGAGAAAAGCTCAGACTTGGTGCAACAAACTCTTACTTTAGTAATACTAACGTTGGTATCGGAACAAGTAGTCCAGACACAAATTTAGAAGTTGAATCTAATGCAGGTGCTTCAACAATAATAAGGGTAAAAGGGACTGCCAGCGATGGCTACAGACATGGCTTTGAAGCATCAAATACACATACAGGCGGAAGTGTCTGGTCTATGTTTTCTACTAATAATAGTGATGGTTATTTTGGTGGAGGTAAATTTGGTATAGCTAACGAAACAATGGGTAATGTTGATGCAAATACTGCAGCCGTATTTGTAATAGATGGTACTGGAAAAGTTGGTATAGGAACAAAGGCTCCAGCTACAGACCTTCAAATAGGAGATTACACAGATAACGCAGAAACGCTTACATTTGCTACAGCAAGTGACCAAACAGGAAGAATAAATTTCTATAATGCTAATAATACTGAAGGAGCTAGTTTAAGAGTAACTGGTGGCGGAGCCGGTGCAAAAATGTACTTCGCCAATAGATACGATAGCGATGCCGATAAAGTTACTTTTGATTTAGTTAATGGCAGAGTTGGTATTGGAACAACTTCTCCAGCTCAACCTTTAACTATTAAATCAAATGGAGCTGTTTCTTATAATGGTGCAACTGATCTTGATGGAGAGTCTTTCTTAACTCTTGAAGGCACAAGTGCTGATGGTGAAGCCGCTATGATTAGGTGGGCAAATCATGGAGGTATGAATAATTATTTTGGAGTTGTTCAAGTAGGCTCAAGTGGTCAAGGAGACTTCGTATGGACATCTTATAATGGAAGTGCATATGCGGAAAGAATGCGCCTTAATAAGAACGGCAACGTTGGTATTGGCGCTGCATCAAATACTGCAAGATTAAGAGTAGAACAATCAGTTAATAGTGAATGGGCCGCGATAATAAAACATGCTGGCACATCTGTTAATTATGGATTGTCTATAGATACTTCAGCTGGATCATCTAATGCGGTTGGTGCTCTTCAAGTTTATACACCAGCTGGTGGTGGATTAATACTTACTAATGCTGGTAGACTTGGTGTCGGAAATAATAATCCAAATAAGCCTCTTACTGTCACATCAGATGGTGGTGCAAATGGTATTGCAATTAGAGCAAGGTCTGCCGATGACTATGGCTTTTTCCAATTTTTTAATAACGCAGGTACTGCGCTAAGAGGGCAAATTTATAGCCATAGCAATAGCATAGGATTCACAACGGGTACTGATAGCTCTGCAGGAAATGATTTATATATCAAAGATGGTGTTGGAGTTGGTATTGGAACGACAGCTCCATACTCAAAATTAAATGTACAAGGTACAAGTGCATCAACATATACTGGAGCTGGACCCGGTGCTACGATAAGAGCAAGTCAAAGTACAGATGGCAACTGGATTGCATCAGATGTTGATGGCAAATTTGCTTATTTTGGCATTGATGGAAATGATGCTAAATTTGCGGCCTACAATTATGCAAGTAGCGCTGAAATGGGTATGGTGCTTGGGCAAAATAGAATGTACATTAAATCCAATGGCAACGTTGGTATTGGAACGACTGCTCCAGATGATAAATTAGATATTATGGGTGGTGGTTATGACCAAATAAGAATTGGAAGTAATAAAACAGATAATACAAACAAGTTAGCGGGCATAGTTTCTACAACATATACAAATGAATCAGTAAGCTTTTTGCAAGGGTATTTTCAAAACGGTACTAACTCTGTTTATTACGGTTCAGCCGATGCTTCACACAGAGGAATACAAAATCATTACTTTTATGTTAACACGAATTACAACTCTACTAGCAACCATAAATTAGCTTATAAAATTAAAGCATCTGGTGGCGGTGGCCATGAATGGCATACACAATCAAATAGTAATTCTAAAAAATTAGCATTACATAATGGTGAAGGTCTTTGGTTATATAATAATGGTGGTGGTAGTTATAGTTCTTATGGTACTGGTGCAGCATTAAGAGTCACTGAATTATCTTATAACCAGTCAGCACAGCACTATATTGAAATAGGTGGTAATCTTCCTGGCTATACTGCAGGAGCATATAACTGTTTAAAAACAGATATGGGTGATTTGCATTTTGCTGCTGGTGGTACTTATACAGGGTATATTTCTTCTGGTGGTACATTTACTGATATATCCGATGTAAGAGAAAAAGAAAATATTGTTACAATTACTAATGCAACAACAAAATTAAAACAATTAAGAGGTGTATATCACACTTGGAAAGATACAGAAAATAGAGGAACAGGTACAACAATCGGATTAATAGCACAAGAAGTAGAAGCAGTCGTACCAGAAGTTGTCACAACTTCAAACCCAACTAGTTTAAATACTCCTGCATCAGATACAGCTGGACTAAAAGGAGTAGCGTATGCTAAATTAGTACCACTTCTTATAGAAACAATAAAAGAACTAGAAGCTAGAATAACGACACTTGAAGGATAAATAAATGACAACTAAAATAAGATTATTACATGACACAGTTATAATACCAACTGGTTCAGTAGCAACTACACAAGGAGCATCTGATAATACCACAAAGGTAGCAACTACAGCGTATGTAACGACTGCGTTAGCCAATTTGGCTGATAGCGCACCAGGTACATTGAATACTCTGAATGAGTTAGCTGCAGCTTTAGGTGATGATGCTAGTTTTAGTACAACTGTAACAAATAGTATTGCTTTAAAAGCGCCTTTGGCTAGTCCTACATTTACTGGGACTGCAGAAATACCTAACCTAACAATTGGCGGGGCACAAGGTTCAGACGGACAAATATTAACTTCAACAGGAAGTGGTATTGGTTGGGAAGACGCAGCAGGTGGCGTAACCTTTAAGGCTTTTGGTACTTCTTCCATTATGGTTGGAGACAGCGCTACAGGAACTATTAATGCTGCAAATTATAATACTGGTTTAGGTGTTGATGTTTTTGCTGGTTTAACGTCAGGAGATAGAAACACAGCAGTTGGTTTTGAGGCTGGAAATGCTTTAACGGTACATGGTGATAATACTTTATTTGGATATCAAGCAGGAAAATTGCTTGGTGGTTCTTCAGACTCCTGGGAAGCTCAAAGAAATACGTTTATTGGATTCGGCGCGGGTCGTGATGTTGACGAAGGCAATAGAGCTATTGCAATAGGTTATAATGCTATGATGAGTAGCATAGGCACTACAAACAATGATGTAGCTATCGGCTATCAGGCAATGCAATATAGGAGTTCTAATACTGGAGATAGTGTCGCTATTGGTGGCAATGCAATGAGAGGCGATATTAATCAAGGCTATCAAAATGCAAATAGAAATGTTGCAGTTGGGTCTTACGCTTTACAGGTGCTAGAAACTGGTGCTAACCAAAATACAGCCGTTGGTTGGTACACAGGTAAAAATTTAACAACTGGTAACAGCAATACTTTATTAGGTTCTGAAGCTGGAGAAGGTTTAATAACCGGACAAAAAAATTCATTTATTGGGTTTAGGTCTGGAGAGATGATTACTTCAGGAGGCTTTAATGTTATCCTTGGTGGTTATGACGGTAATGAAGGCGGTTTAGATATAAGAACATCTAGTAATCACGTTGTAATATCTGATGGCGCTGGTAATATTCGAATGTATGCTAAAAATAATGGTAATATTGGTATTGGAACGATTAGTCCAGACTCTATCTTACACGTGTTCGGAGCAGAGAACGGTGAAGGAGCTTCAGTAGGACAACTAAGAGTTCAGTCATCTACTGCATATGGTTCTAGTCCTAAAGCTGGAATGGTTTTTACAAATCAACACACCAGTGGTTCACAGGCAATCATGGGCGGCATTTATGTAGGTAAAGATACCACAGCTAATGGTAACTATGCAGGTCACATGGCATTTAGCACTAGAGCGCATGGAGCTGTTTCAGTAGAAAGAATGCGTATTGATTCTTCAGGCAATGTAGGTATCGGAACGACATTAGTTACAGATGCCGGTTTATGGTATGATGCCAATCCAGGTTACTTAGCTATATCACATTGGGCTACACCTCCTACACCTGCAGCCATGTTACATTTATCTGATAATTCAAATGATTTAGATGTTCCTCAAATAAGAATAGAAGGTAGAGAAAATGCAGGGGACACAAAATTAGATATATCAGTTAAAGATGCTGGAACTAGAATGAGTTTGATTGAGGGTTCAGGAGACGCTGGTCAAGGTTATGGTCTCATGGAATTTAAAACCAATGCAGCAGCTAATGCTTCACATGCAACAAGAGGTGGATTTAAATTCAGTACAGTTGCTAATGCTAACAATTTATTTATTACTAACACTGGAAATATTGGTATCCAAACTGATTCTCCAGCGCATTTAGGAAGAACTGGTAGTGGTCCTGTGATTCATTTAGCTGGAAGTAACGATGACTGCCAACTTAGATTAGTAAATAGTATTCTTCATCATGACAATAGTGGTAATACAAATTTATATTTAAGAAATCATTACACTACTTTAGGTAATGATAATAATGCAAAGGTTACTTTAGAAGCAGGAAAGATAGTTTTTGCTACAAGTACAAATTATACTAACCGATGGCAGATTGATAGTTCAGGACACTTCACACCTAGTCAACAACATACTGTTGATATTGGTGGAACAAATGCTGAAGTTAGAAATATTTATGCACAAGGCATAAGCTTTGCTTCCCATGCTAATTACAGTGGAAAGACTTCAGAACTACTTGACGATTATGAAGAAGGAAACCATACAGCAACGATTACTTGTGCAAGTGGAACTATAACTCTTTACTCAACTTATAATAATTTAGAATATACAAAAATTGGAAGATTAGTACACATACAAGGTAAGTTAGCTATACAAGCTGTAAGTAGTCCTTCAGGAGCTACTACTATAAGTTTACCATTTGCAATTGCAAACTTAACTGACCAGGGAGGGGCTTGTTCACATATATCAACTGGCTATTTTAATGGTGGTTCTATACATACTGGTTTTCATACAGTATATATGGAAATGACCGAAGGTCAATCTTATGTTAGACCCTATGTATTAAAACCTAGTAGTACAGCAGGTAATGCTCCCGGAACACATAATATAGGAGATGGTTACACAGCAACTGGGTCAGATATATACCTGAATTTTTCATATATAGCTGCATAAGAATTTAACAATTATGTCTATCGGAGATAGGCACGGACAAAGGAAAAAAATAAAATGGCAATAACAAAAGAAACAGTCGAAGACAAAATAGAAATTGTAGGAAACTATAAATCAATACAGGTGCGAACAGCTACTATTATCAAAGAAGATGGAGTTGAACTTACAAGGTCTTTTAATAGGAAAGTACTAGATTGCGTATTGTCTGTAGAGAATGATGACGATACTTGGACTCATACTGATACAGATGTATCAAGCGAAAGCTCAGAAGTTCAAGGTATAGCAACAGCAGTATGGACAACATCTGTTAAGAACGCTAAAAAAGCAGCTAATGAAGCAGCGTAAGGAATAATAATATGGCACTCACAAAAATACCAGCAGGATTATTAGATACGACAGCTCATGTTGATTTATTAGATAACGAAAAAATAAGATTAGGCACAAACCAAGATTTAGAACTTTATCATGATGGCTCTAATAGTTATATAAATGATGTAGGAACAGGAAGTTTATATATAAAGGCTACTAATTTAACTTTAGCAGATGCGGCAGGTGAACAATTTTTAAATGCTTACTCTAATGCTGGAGTCGTTCTGTATCACAATAATGTACAAAAAATAGAAACAACAGCTGCTGGCGCATCAGTAACTGGTAACCTTGCAGTATCAGGTAATCTCACAGTAAGTGGAACGACTACCGAATTAGATACAACAAATTTAAACGTTACAGATAAAAATATAACACTTAACTATCATGCTTCAAGCGATACTTCATCTGGTGTAGATGGTGCTGGTATTACAATTCAAGATGCTGTAAATGCATCAACAGACGCAACACTTAATTGGTCTGCATCAAACGACAGATTTGTAATGTCACATGGCTTACAAGTAACTTCAGGCAACGTTGGTATTGGAATTGCTAGTCCAGATCACACATTACATGTTTTAAGTAGTTCACAATCAATGGTAGAATTTGCTTCTAGTAATGCATCACCAAAAATTAATTTTGCAAGAAGTGGTGCACCGACTGCGTTTATACAACATCATGAACCAGGTGCGTCGGGTACAGGATCTTTTAGATTCGCCACCGGTTCTGGGCATAGCCCAACCGTTACAATGACTATAAGTGAAGATAATAAAGTTGGTATAGGAACAGATTCTCCAAATGAAATGCTTATGGTGCGACAAACTTCTGGAACCACAATGGTTAAAACAGAAGTTGCAGCAAATAGTGTAGTTGGTTTCAATATCAAAAAGACTGGAGCTACTACTCAAGAATGGAAAATTGTAGATGGACAAACAGCAAATGGTGTGCTTGAAATATATGATGTTACTGATTCACGAAGTGTCATGGCATTTAAAGGTGATGGCAAAGTTGGTATAGGAACGAGTAGCATTGATAATAATGCGAAACTTCATATAGAAGATAGTGCATATCCAATTATAAATTTAGATAGAAGTAGTTCTTTAACTACTGGCAACCACTTAGGTTATATTAATTTCCAAAACAATGGAGATGTTTACGGGTACATGGGAGCATGGGTAGAGTCAGCAAGTGGAACTGATGGAAAACTTGTTTTTGCTACACAAAATGGCACTAGCTTAACTGATAAAATGACTATTAATAGTACAGGGCATTTAACACTTAACCCTGCTAGTGGTTTCTCTGGATTAAACAACAGTCTTTTAGGAAGCACAAATGGGTACATGTACGCAATGGGTGGAACGGCTGGACTATACTTAGCAGATAACTCAGCTCTTGAAAATGCCATTGGCATAAGAGACGCCGGTTTTATAGATTTTATTACAGGTGGAAGTGGCGAAAAAATGCGTATAACTTCGGGAGGGTCATTGCTCGTTGGTCGTACTGTTGAAAACAGTTCATCATCAGGACATAGGTTTACTAACTCAGGTTTTGCAGCACACATTGTGGCTAATGATTATCCATTATTACTGAACAGGCTTAGTAGTGACGGCCCTCTTTTAACATTCCGTAAGGATAGTGCTACAGTTGGCGCTGTTGACAGTTATGCCGGTATAATTCAATTTGGTCAAGGCAACGTAAATCTTAAATTTTCTAATGCCGCTGATGCAATCATCCCTGCAAATGATTCAGGCTCAAATAACAACGCTGCTATAGATTTAGGCCTTGCTGGAGTTCGCTTCAAAGACCTCTTCTTATCAGGGACAACAAATACTGGTGCAGTTACTTTAGCTTCTGGCGGAGTACTTAGTCAAACAGTAGTTTCAGGTGGGGGAGTTTATCATACTATAAACCATACAGGAAACGAAGCATGGAGTTGGGCAGCACAATCAGGTCAAGGTTCAAATGATTATTTAGATGTAGGTATTTCGGGTGGTACAAGAGTTATGACTTGGCACGAAGATGGAAAAGTTGGTATAGGTACCGCGGATCCTGGCGTAGCACTGACTGTTCAAACCTATACAGGTGAAACTGATAGCTTCGTATCAGGATTAATGCTTACTGCTACTTCTACTGGTACAACAATTCCTGGATTTGGACCTGCAATACAGTTTCAAGGAGAAAGAAACAATGGCGTAGTTCAGAATACAGGACTTATTGCAAACATGGCAGATGTTAATTCCGGCGCTAACATATCTTCAGGATTAAGATTCTATTGTTCTACAGCTGGAGTTTTAAACGAAAGAGTGAGGATGCATTATGATGGAGAAGTTTCAATTGGAAATACAGTCACTATTGGCTCAGGTTCTAAAACTTTTCTTTCAGTAGGAGATGGTTCAGGAAATGCTTCATTAACGATATATACAGGTACAAGTAACTATGGTTATTTAAACTTTGCAGACGGAACATCTGGAGCAGCTGCAGACCCAGGCTATATTAGATATAACCATAATGACAATACTTTATATACCAATAGAGTTTTTTCTGGCGACTTTAATGATACTTCAGATGAAAGACTAAAGGAAAACATAGTTGATTTAGCAGACGGAAGTACAAATATAATAAAACAATTAAAACCAAGAACATTTGATTGGAAAGATTCAGATACTCCTAATCAAACTGGAAGAGCAGGATTCATTGCTCAAGAGATAGCAACAGTTTTACCAAACGAAGTTTATGGTTATTTAGACGAAACGAAGTCTGTTAATGTAACAGCAATAGTAGCACATCTAGTTAAAACGGTGCAAGAATTAGAAGCAAGAATTAATACATTGGAAGGATAAACTCTTATAAATAGATTATAATAGGAATAAATAATGGCAAAACCAAATAGTAAAACAACATTTATAGATTACTGCTTAAGAAGTTTAGGTGCGCCTGTAATTGAAATCAATATTGATGACGACCAAATAGATGATAGAGTAGACGAAGCTCTTCAATTCTATGAATTTTATCATGCTGATGCTGTAGAAAAAACATTTTTAAAACACAAAGTAACAAATTCAGAATTAACTTTAACCGGTTCAGTTGCTGGTAATTTCTCAGTAGGAGAAAAGATTACCGGTTCATCAACAGGTGCAGTTGCTACAATTAAAACTGGTGTTGGAACTAAAATTACATATAGCGCATTAAAAGATTCAAATACACCGTTTACTACAACGGAAACAATAACAGGTGGAAGTTCAGGAGTTACAGCAGTTATAAGTGCTATAACAAAAGGTGATATCGAAAACGGATACATTACTTTAAACGATTTAGTAAGAGATGTCGTAAGAGTTATGCCTATAAGAGATACTGTATCATCAACTGATATGTTCGATATTAGATATCAAATGCATTTAAATGATATGCATTCAGTTGGATTCATGGGTAGTCTTACAGATTACGTAATGACACAACAGTTTTTAGCACTTTTAGACCAAGTAATTGATAGTGATGAGAAACATATTAACTTTGAAAGACATAAAAACAGATTAGAAATATTTATGGACTGGGACAAAGAAGTTTTAGTTGATGATTATTTAGTTGTTGAATGTTACAGAGTTATAGACCCTAATACATATACAGATGTATACAACGATTATTTCTTAAAAAGATATGCAACAGCGTTAATCAAAAGACAATGGGGTACAAACCTAATTAAGTTCGAAGGAATGGTAATGCCAGGTGGAGTAACATTTAATGGACGTCAAATATTTGATGACGCAAACGAAGAAATTACAAAATTAGAGGAAGAAGCTAGATTGAACTGGGAACAGCCAGTCGACTTCATGATAGGATAAACCATGCCGAGAAACGTATACTTTTCTCAGGCCGTCAAAAGTGAACAACACTTATACGAAGACCTGATAATAGAATCCCTAGGAATATATGGACAAGACGTCTATTACATTCCACGCACAATAGTAAATAGAGATAGTGTTTTAAATGACGACCCAGCGTCAACATTTGACGATGCTTATCTTATGGAAATGTATATTGATAACGCAGAAGGCTTTGATGGTGCTGGTGATTTATATAGTAAGTTTGGATTAGATATAAAAGACGAAGCTACATTTGTAGTATCACGTAGAAGATGGGACGATAGAGTTGGCCCGTTCTCTAGTCAGGTAGAAAATCCAAGACCTACTGAAGGAGATTTAATCTTCTTACCGATGACAAATAATTTCTTTGAGATTAATTTTGTTGAAGACGAACAACCATTTTATCAATTATCAAATTTGCCAGTCTATACTATGAAGTGTTCATTGTTTGAATATAATGATGAAGATTTCGAAACAGGTATCGTAGATATAGATGACTCAGTATCTCAAGTAGGATATCAATTACCAATAGACGTAACTATTTCTGGCGGAAATCATTTTGAAGTTGGTGAAATTGTAAGACAAACTGTTGATGCAAGTGTAACACCTAATGTAATAGTATTTGGAGAAGTTCAACAAAGAACTAAATCATCAAATATATTAAGTAAATTGTGGGTATCTAATATTGGAACAACCGGTTCAACATTAGCTAAAACATTTACTCAAGGCGGAACATTAACAGGAGATACATCAGAATATAGTGGTACTATTGCTAAAGTATATAGTGATGTCACAGATACCACAGGAAATTCTTGGTCAACTGATGAACAAGCTCAAAACGTAGAATTTGAAATAGATGCAGATGGATTTATGGACTTCTCAGAATCTAATCCATTCGGCGACCCATCGGAGACTTACTAATGTTTGGAGACCATTTTTATCATTCAACAATGAGAAAATCAGTGGCTGTATTTGGTACACTGTTTAATAATATTCAAGTAGTAAGAAAAAAGGCTGATGGCAGCACTATAAACCAAATAAGAGTTCCTCTTGCCTATGGTCCTAAAGATAAATATCTAGCTCGTATTGATAGTAACGAAACTTCATCAATGGGTATTAAATTGCCAAGAATGGCTTTTGATATAACTGGTATTACATTAGACACTACTCAAAAAATGGCTAAGAGAAATATCATATCAGAAACACATGGCTCAGACATTACTAAAAAGAAAACAATAAAACATTATACTTCTTATGATATTGGTATGTCATTATATATTTTAGCTAAAAATCAAGATGATGGACTACAAATTGTTGAACAAATATTACCGTATTTTCAACCAGAGTATAATGTAGCTATTACACCAGTAGCAGGATTTAATTATAAACAAGATGTTTCTGTTATACTTGGTAGTATCAGTATTGATGACCAATATGAAGGAGACTTTACTGAAAGAAGAGTACTTGTATATCAATTAGATTTTACAATGAAGATGAAATTCTTCGGTCCAACAGCTGACCAAAAAGTTATACGTGAGGTCAATTTAGACTTCCATGAAAAAGGTAATGTAGGCAGAATGTTTGAAGAAATGGACTTTACAGTTGGAGCTTCGGATACTGCAGATAGTTTCACAGTAACAGAAACTAAAACTGAAGGTGGATAATGGATAAAAAAGAAAAAATGACAGCAAGTTTAGAAAAGAATTTGCCAGCAGTTAACAATAGACCTATAAAGATAGATAAAGATATTAAAGACGATTATGATTTTTCTCGTAAAACTTATAAAGACTTAATATATACAGGAACAAGGTCAATGGATGTACTTGCTGAGTTAGCAAGAGAATCAGAACATCCAAGGGCATTTGAAGTACTTGCTCAAACAATAAAAAGTATTAGTGATACTACTGAAAAGCTTATGTCTTTGCAAAAGAAAAAGAAAGAATTAACAGCAGAAGAAGACGAAAAGCAAAAAAACGTGACGAATAATAACATGTTTGTGGGTAGTACAACAGACTTACAAAGGTTGTTATTAAATAGAGATAATGTAATTGATGCAAAAGTTAAAGAATAATGAGTTTGGTTATCTAGGCAATCCTCAAGTAAAAAGAGATGGCGTAGAAACCGAATTTACAAAAGAAGACATTCTAGAATACCAAAAATGTATGCTCGAGCCAGCATATTTTGCTAGGAAATATATCAAAATTATAAATCTAGATGAGGGCTTAGTCCCATTTGATTTATATCCTTATCAAGAAAAAATGTTTAAACATTTTAATGAGAATAGATTTAGTATAGTATTAGCATGTCGACAAAGTGGTAAATCAATATCTTCAGTTGTATATCTCTTATGGTATGCAGTATTTCATCCAGAGAAAACGATTGCTATATTAGCAAACAAAGGAGCAGTTGCAAGAGAGATGCTCGCGCGTATCACGCTCGCGCTAGAAAATTTACCGTTCTTTTTACAGCCTGGATGCAAGGCTTTAAATAAAGGAAGCATAGAGTTTAGTAATAATAGTAAGATAGTAGCTTCAGCTACAAGCGGTAGTTCAATAAGGGGTATGTCTATTAACTTACTCTTCCTTGATGAGTTTGCCTTTGTAGAAAATGATGCACAATTCTATACATCAACATATCCTGTAGTATCATCTGGTAAAGATACTCAGATTATAGTATGTTCTACAGCAAATGGAATAGGTAATGTGTACCATAAACTATGGGAAGGCGCAGTACAAAAGACAAATGAGTTTTATCCATTTAGAGTAGATTGGTGGGATGTTCCAGGAAGAGATGATAAGTGGAAACAAACTACAGTATCTAATACTTCTGAATTACAGTTCGAACAAGAGTTTGGTAACACATTTCATGGAAGAGGTAATACGTTAATTAGTGCTAATCATTTATTAGCTCAAATGAGTATAGACCCAGAGTTTTATAAAGAGAATGTTTATATATACAAACAACCTATAGAAAGTCATGAATATGTAATGACAGTAGATGTTTCAAAAGGTAGAAACCAAGATTATAGTACATTTACTATTATCGATGTAAGCGAACAACCGTTTGAACAAGTAGCAGTATTTAGAGACAACAATATATCTCCAATGTTATTACCTGATATAATCTATAAGTATGCTAATTTGTATAATGAAGCGTATGTTGTAGTAGAAAGTAATGACCAAGGAGCTGTAGTTTGTAATGGATTATACTATGATTTAGAATATGAAAACATATTCGTAGAATCTTCTATCAAAGCAAATGCTATTGGCGCGACAATGACACGAAGAGTAAAACGTATTGGTTGTTCAAGTATAAAAGACTTAATAGAACAAGGTAAACTTAAAATTAATGATGCCAATACAATTGTAGAAATGAGCACATTCGTAAGTAAAGGGAATAGTTATCAAGCTCAATCTCCAAATCATGATGATTTAATGATGAACTTAGTTATGTTTGCATGGTTTACTACAACAGATGTATTTCAAGCTTTAACAAATATCGATATGAAAGATATGTTATACAGAGAAAGATTAGCTGCAATACAAGATGACATGTTACCGTTTGGTTTTGTCGAGAGTGGGAACTATGAAAAGGATAAATATACTAAAGACGATGATGGGAACATCTGGTTCGAACAAGAATGGACAGGAAATGCAAAATTTTAACGACTTTACAACTGGAAAAACAGTAATAACAGAGGAAGAGAAAACTTATAGGTATGTATACCTATGGTATGATGACCCTGAAGACCCTGATGACCCAGAATCTACGGCCGATGATTTTATAAAAGAAGGAGATTCTGTAGGCTTAAAAGGATTTAAAGTCGATGTACAAGGTGCTTATTCTGATTTAGAAGATGGAGTAAGGTATATCTATGATGGTATGTCAGATAAAAAAATAAGAAAGTTTAGAATAGATGAAAACACATTAGTGTTTGTAAGAGCTCCAGTTACTAAAAGAAAAGCTTGGTCAGACTTTTTAACTCAGTTAGAAAGAGCTGGCGTTGTATGTGTTAACACACGTGCATGTATGGAGATAACATCTGATAAATATAGAACAAGTTTATATCTTGCAGAAGCAGAACTTAATCAACCTAAGACAGTTTTAGTTCATCATCCAGAAAAAGCAATACCAGCAATGAAAAGACTCGGTGGTAAATACCCAGTAATTCTTAAAACACTTACTGGTTCATTAGGTATTGGTGTTATTAAAGTAGATTCAGAAAGTTCATTACATTCTACCGTGCAGTTACTATATAAGTTAGACCCAAATATGGGTGTGCTGTTACAAGAAATGATTAAGGACTTTACATTTGATATACGTGCTCATGTTATTGGTGGTAAATTCCATGGAGCAATAAAAAGACCGGTAGTAGCAAAGGATTTTAGAAGTAACGTATCACTAGGTTCTGTTCCAGCACCTATTGAGCTAACTGAATTAGAGATAGAACATGTTGAAAGAGCAGCTAGAGCTGTTGATGGTCTATGGGTAGGAGTAGATATATTCCCATCTAAAGATAGAGATAATGAACCACCAATATTTATTGAGATCAATTCAACACCAGGAACAAAAGGATATAGAAAAGCTACAGGCGAAAACTTAGCTAAGAATATCCTAGTAAAATTTAAAAACAGAGATTTTTGGCTTAAACCTAATACGTATAAGTCAATGTTCGAAAATATACAAACAGATAGCATGGAGTTTGAAGGCGACATTGTTAAATGGTCTAAAGACGGTATACAATACGAACATGATATAGTAGGGATATCAAATAAAAACCCTATAATAGAGTACAATTCTATAGAAGTCGAGTTACTTCGTTAGAAAACAAATTGTTATAAATAAGTATGTATTGAATATAATCTTATTATGAAACATATTAACTAACTCAAATAGAGGACAAAGCGATGGCATTTCAAGTATCACCAGGCGTCGAGGTAAAAGAAATCGACGCAACGAATGTAGTTCCAGCCGTATCAACCAGCATTGGTGGATTCGCGGGATCATTCAACTGGGGTCCAGTGGAGCAATTAGTAACAGTAGGTTCTGAACAAGAACTTGCAAATACTTTTGGCGCTCCAGACGATTCCACAGCTAAACACTTCTTAGTAGCAGCATCTTTTTTAAAGTATGGCAATGCACTAAAAGTGGTTCGAGTAGCTTCCGGTCATTTAAACGCGACCGCACAGGGTACAGGACAGCTGATAAAAAATAATGAACATTATGAAAATAATTATGCAGCGGGTCAACTAAATTTGGGTAATTGGGCAGCTAAACATCCAGGCGTACTGGGTAATAGCTTAAAGGTATCAATGATTTCAGCAGGAGCTTCACCATTTAGTGGTTGGGCTTATGCTAGCAATTTTGATTCTGCACCAGGTACATCTACAGCAGCAACAGCAGTCGCCGTCACAAACGACGAATTGCATATTGCAGTTATAGATGAAGACGGAGCGATCTCCGGAACAGCTGGGACAGTATTAGAAACATTTGGGTTTGTATCACAAGCTTCAGATGCTAAGAAAGACGATGGTACCTCACTTTATTACGTTGATGTTATTACTACTCAATCTAACTATATTCGTTGGATTGACCATAATACCACTAACCTAAATGAAGCCGGATTTACCCTAGCAGCAGCGAAAGCAGCCAACACAGACAGTGAAGGTGCTAACCAATTTAAGACTCATAGCTCAGCGATAGAGGATTCACTTTCAGGTGGAACCGACGATAACACACCAACAACAGCAGAGATAGCAACAGGATTCGATCTTTTATCAGATGCAGAAACTGTAGACGTTAACTTACTTTTTGCAGCAGCAGACGCCGATGGCGCTGAAGCAATTGCAGAAGATTTAATAACTATAGTAAATGCAAGAAAAGATTGTATGGCGTTTATATCTCCACCATTAGAAGACACTGTTAATAATGCTACTCCAGCAGCAAGCGTAAAAGCTTTTGCTGATGGTTTAACATCAACATCTTACGCTTCATGTGATTCAACAGCACTATATGTATATGACAAATATAACGACAAATACAGATATATAGCTGCTTCAGGTCATATGGCAGGACTTTGCGCTAATACTGATTCAGTAGCAGATGCATGGTTCTCACCAGCAGGAGTAAACAGAGGACAACTTTTAGGAGTAACTAAATTAGCATTTAATCCTAAGAAAGCAGACAGGGATTCTTTATATAAAGCAAGAGTCAACCCTATAGTATCATTACCTGGACAAGGTACTTTACTATTTGGAGACAAAACTTTATTAAGTAGACCTTCAGCATTCGACAGAATTAATGTTAGAAGGCTGTTTATAGCATTAGAAAAGGCAGTTAGCACAGCAGCTAAAGCACAACTTTTCGAATTTAACGACGAATTTACAAGAGCACAGTTCAGAAACTTAGTTGAACCGTTCTTAAGAGACGTCAAAGGAAGACGTGGTCTTTCAGACTTTTCAGTAGTCTGTGATACTACCAATAACACTAGCTCAGTAATTGACGGTAATAAATTTGTAGCTGATATCTTTATCAAGCCTGCAAGAAGTATTAACTTCATAACATTGAGCTTCGTAGCAACGAGGTCCGGAGTAGAATTCTCCGAGATTTCAGGTTCATAGGAGATTAAGACATGGCAATATTAGGCGTAGACGATTTTAAATCAAAATTAGTAGGCGGTGGAGCAAGGTCTAACCTTTTCAAGGTGACTATGAACTATCCAAGTTATGCACAAGGTGATGTTGAACAAACATCTTTCATGTGTAAGACAGCTCAGATGCCTGCATCAATTATAGCACCTATCCCTGTATTATTCAGAGGTAGAACATTGCAAATAGCTGGTGACAGAACATTCGACCCATGGACAATTACTGTAATCAACGATGTTGATTTCACAGTTCGTAACGCTATGGAACGTTGGATGAATGGTATTAATGGACATAACGAAAACACAGGATTATCAAATCCTACTGACTATCAAGCTGACGCAATTGTTGAACAATTGAATAA